GCTAACGCGAGAATCCGCACACTGAAGGCCACAGGCGAAAAGAGATACCAGGACTGTGAACTATACGAGATTCTCCCGCACTGGACAGCCGACCCCGACGACGGAGCCGAGCCACTCGACGCAGAGCAGCGGGAAGCCTTGCGCCTGAAGGTTGCCGACCAGGGAACAAGCCCAGAGGAAGCGGAAGCGCGACACCTGACAGACGCAGGCGGGGGGCCAGCATGAAAGTAGGAGACAGGGTTAGATTCTCAAGCCAGTGGCTCAGAAGCACGGGGCAAATCGTGGGAGAAGTTCCGTTCATGCGCGGGGAGATTGTCCACTTGGGGGAGTTGTTCAGCGGTAAGCAAGTAGCAACGATTGATTTTAACTGGCTGAACGCGCACGGACCTGACGCGCACATAAACCCACCGCAGCGCATGAAAGCTCTGACCTGTAACCTCGAAACTGTGGACTAGGTTAGCCGCACAGCCTCCCCTGACAGCAGGGGGGGCCAGTGGGCCTAATGTGGTCCAGAAAGGATAGGGAAACACATGAGAAAAGTAGAAGAACAGTGGGAGATCGTCAGCAGCTACCCCGACCAGGAAGCCGTAGACGATGGTGTGCTAGTTGTGGTCCAGGGTGAGGGCAAAGTAAACAGAGTCACCAGGGCCATTTTCGACAAGTACACCGACGAGCTAGGCGGGGGAGCGGTGATTGATTGCAGCAAGCTCTTGAACGACATAATCCCGCACATGGTCGCGCTGCCAAAAGATCGAGAGTGGCGAGTGGGTGAGTGGGAGCAGGTCAAGCTGTGGTTACTGCCAAATGAAGTGAACGGTTACACGCTGATGTTCCCTAGCGATTATTGAGCGCACGGCCTCCACTGACAGTCAGTGGAGGCTAATGGGCTGAATAAACGGCTCCAATAACAGGAGGGTTGAGAATGAATGAACCGGAATTCTGGGAAGTGCTGAAAGACTCAGAGCTGAAGTGGATCGGCGTGACAACCAAGCTCCGAGCCAAGGTGGAAGTTAAGGAGGGAGGGCTACCAGTGACAAAGCCAGTGTGTCCGATCACGGCGGTTTGTTTCTTGGAGACAGGGGTATTTTATCCCCCGACAGGTTGGGAGGAAGCGTGTCAGGAATTGGAACTGGATGAGGGCTTCGCCGATGACATTATAGCGGGGGCTGATTACGTTCCAGGGGTAGGAGTCTTAGGACTGAATGAGAACGACACCAGGATCAGAACGCAGCTATACAAGGCCGTGGGGCTGGAGGAGTACCTGAAGAAATGAGAAGGATCATTCAAGCGTACCATCAAATACTTGCCACTGAAGAACGGTTGAGAATCAGGCAGGAGAAGCGCGACAGCATGAAGCTGGAAGCTGAAGTCTGGATTGTTCACGACAAGGACACAGGAGAAGCGATAGCGATTGGAAACACCAAGACGATGGCATCCAAGAGAGCGCGGGCGGTGTTGATCTTCCCTGAGACAAAGGCAAGGAAACATTCCTGGCTGGATCTGGATAAATACTCACTCAGGCTGTTCGAGCTAGTATAAAAGGTGTGTAGGTTATGGTACACTTATAGGCACAGTTTCATTGTGGAAAAGGATAGGGGAACACATCAAATAAACAGAAGGCAGGGGGAATACCTCCACCTGTCACCAAACCAAGAGAAAGGAGAATAATCGCATGGGTAAAACAGCCGTAGAGAGTGCCGTTAATATCTTTGGGGAAGCTCCGACGATAGCCCCGAAGAAGGCCAAGGCGTCAAGCTCGAAGGATCGGGCCATCGTCCCATTTGAGGGCTTCGACAAGCTGGCAGCATTGGGCATCGTATCGAAGGCGATTGAGTCAGTGCAGAAGCAAGTGGTCGCAGCCATCAAGGAAGTGGCAACCGATTACCTTGTGTCGCAGATGTTGGAGTGCAAGACGAAGCCTGACAGTTTCACAGCAAAGGGTGAGCTGGCTACTGGCTTGGTGAGTCTCAGGAAACGCGGGAGTCATCTTCGTGTAGCAGAGGAGACAGCGGAAGCCCTGATTGCCAAGGGAGTCCCAATGGACATTCTTGAGAGCGTCCCTGAAAGGCTCGTTATCAACCCAGAGATCCTGGAAGATCAGGGGTGTCTGAAAGCACTGGCAGAGGCAATCAAGGGCAATCCCCTGCTGGAATCCAAGGTCGTCATAATGAAGCAGGAAGCGGAGAAGCACTACGCCGTGAGTGACGACACAATCCCCACGCTGGCACGGACAGCGGAGAGCGCAGACGATATTCGGGACATTATCGGGAAGCTGTCTAGCGTGAGCATCGGGCGGTTTGTGATTGAAGGGGACAAGGATGGATCAGCGCAGAAGAAGATGGCCCTAGAGATCCTATTCGGTGAGGGAATCCTATAGTGGATTATCCGGAGTGGCGGTATCTTTTTCCTCCCAGGCCAGAGAGTGCGGTAACGCACGATCTAATTGAAATGTATGAGAAGCAAGGATGGGTAGGACAGTACAAAAAGAACGGGACTTGTGCCGTTATTGGCATCGGTCCCCGCCGTTCCTTCCAGTGGATGAACAGACACGAAGCCGAGTTGAAGTGGCAACCAACAGAGAGAGTAGCGGGGATGCTGTGGGAGATATTCGGGAGCGATAGGTGGACAGTGCTGATCGGTGAGCTGATCCATTCCAAGGTGAAGGAGATCCGCAACAAGGTTTACTTGTTCGACTACATAGTGCTGGAGGGTGACTATCAGTTGGGGGCCACATTCGGGGAGCGCGAGAAGATTCTCCAAGAGAGATTTGAGCCATACATCGGAGCGGAGAGCGAGTCACACTGGCTTGCGAATGAAGATGTTTGGCTGGCTAAGACAAAGCTAGGGAGCCTGTCTCACATTTTCAAGAGTATGCACAAGCCTGAAGATGAAGGGCTGGTGTTGAAAGATCCCAAGGGTAAGCTGCGGGACTGTGAACGGCAGCGAACCAACGGGCATTGGCAAGTGAAGGTGAGGCATCCAAAGACAAGTTTTTCGTGGTGAAAGGATAGGGAATGATTCTAAAACAAGACGAAAAGAACGTGCTGGAAGATTTGCAAGCCGACACAGACTTGCAGCAGATGGCGCAGCTAGGGGCTGAAGGGAGTGACCACGTTGACAAGTGGGTGAGCTATTACGCTTGTGAATATGAGGGGCTATCAGATGGCAGGGTATTCGAGATCCTGAAGGCAATCAATGAGGGTGAAGATTTTGAGATTGAAGGAGAGGAACCGGAGCCGTTGCCGTGGGAAAACCCACGCAACACCTACGAGGAGAACAAGCGCGAGTATCAGTTGAGCTACGGACCTGACACCTACTTTGAAGCTGGAGAGGAGGAACTGTGACCATTGCCAAGGACGAGTACCCAGGACCGGACTACACCACGCCGATAGGGGATACGGTATCGGCCAAAGCGTATGAGGCTCTGTTTAGAGTGAACCTGGAGCTAAGGAGGCAACTGGAACGGGCCACGCGAGAGGGATTTATCGTAGGCAAAGGGGGTGAGAAATGATGAGACAAGCCATGATTGCTGAAGGGAAAATCTCGAAGCTGCGAACTGCGCTGGAGAAGCCTGACACTGAGGTTTCAACAGAGATTGTTGACGCGCTGCGGGAGATACATCGGTACGTCGTACTGGTGGAGCGGAAGTGTGAGGAAGTGGAGATCCAAGCCAACAGACGGAGATTCCACCCATTTTAACGGCCAATGAGGGCGCACTTATGAAAGTCGAAAACATTAAAGTTGGGGACCGGATTCGGTTCCATGCTGTAACCGCCTGGTCTAATCGGGCGGCTTGGCGTGTCGTCACGGGGATAAAACCCCTTAGTGTCCGTTTCGGCGGGTGGTCAAACTTTCTTGTCCGCCATTATGAAATCCTGGAGCACCAGGGAAGGGAGTGAAGATGAAAGACAAGGCGTTTTGGAAAGTGCTGAAGGAAATGGGGCTGAAGTGGACAGCGGGGGACAGGATGATCCTTTATGCCAACAAGAAAGGTGTCGTCCGAGCCGTTGTGGAAGTGTCATTTGGGATGGGCGTTAAGAGGCTCAAGCCTGTGTGTCCGATCACGGCTGTTTGCTTTGAGAGAACAGGGTGCTACTACCCTGTGATGTTGTGGGAAAAAGCCTCTCAAGAGTTGGGTTTGGATGCAGGGTTTGCTGATGGCCTTGTGTCGGCAGCGGATTCAAAGCTGTTACATGATCCCCAGGTAAGGGCCACGCTGTTAGAGACCGTGGGCCTGGAAGGAGAGCCAATATGAGCAATCTACCACCAGGAGTGACAGAAGCCATGATCCCAGGAAACAGGCCGTGGGACCTTGAAATCGAGAAGCTGTCGGACGAACTGGATGGGATGATAGTGACGTTCCTGAACAACAGTGAGATCGTGGACAAGGCCGACATACCTCAAGTGCTGCGAGACTTGCTGAAGGACTACGAGAATCAACTCCCAGGAGATTACAAGGAAGCGCAGGAGATCCTGGATAACGGGCGACCACATGGGACCCATCCAACGATGGGCGAGTGTGATTGTGACGAGTGCCAGAGGTATGACTACCTCTTTAACCAAAGGAGAAAGAAATGAATTTACTACACAGAGCGGTGTTCGCAATCAGGCATTGCCTGACCACTGAAGAGAGCCGTTACACGCTCAACCACATGAGAATCACCAAGTATTTAGCCCAGGCCACAAACGGCTGGATAGCGGTGGAGGTTCAGCTCAACCGTGACGATCCGGACCAATTCCCGACCCAGGCAGCAGGAATGAAAGCGATCAGTCAGGTGAGTGATGAAGTGGAGGAGATCCGAGTCTCGAAGCCAGCAGCAGAGGGCGTGTTCAAGGCACTACCGAAGAACGCTTTTTTACCCGTGTTGCAGAAGGCGATGGTCGGGGCCAATGGTGACGACGATCCGGTGTTGGCGGTGACGGACCTGGACAGCAGCAGGATCTTCAAGACAGAGAAATCCAGTGGGCAGTTTCCAGACCTGGAAGCTGTGAGGCCCAAAGAGGAACCGTTGGCAGCGTTTGTGCTGGACGCCTATCTCCTCAGTGAGTTTCTCAAGGTGATACGGGACTTCAAAAGCCTGAAGGCCCAGGATTCCCCTTTGGTTTTTGAGGTCTACGACAACGAACCAGGGAAAGGGACCAAGCCAATCTCGATTCATGCGAAGAACGACGAAGGCCACAGGTTGAGAGCGTTGGTGATGCCGATGCAACTGGACCACGTTGACGACTTCCGATTCAAGACTGAGGAGCAGTTGGAAGCGGAATGGCAGAAAGAGCTGGAAGCAGCAAAGGAAGCAGCAAAGGCCCAGGTTGAGGAAGAGGAAGCCAACCAGGATGAGCAGGATGATGATGCTTCAGAGAAGGACGCGCTCCAGGAGTTAGCAGATGAGGAGATCCGTGAGGACCTCCAGGATGAAATGTTGCCAGGGACAGACTGACTTGCAATTACGCTCACTCTCGCTGGAGGGTGGGCGTTGTGGCTAGTCATGGTGATTAGTCAAACATGAGTGGAAAGGAAGGAACCTATGTTTACAATTCATCACAAAGGATTTCCGGTGGAATGTGACACGGCTTTGGAAGTGATAGCCCTGATTGAAGCGGCTGGCACGACCAGGCCAGCAGCAGGGAGCCGAGCCAGGATCACGACCACCAAGGCGACCACCACACCCAGTTCTCACATGGCCCGTGCGGGAGCCAAGAAGCGTCGGAACGCTAAGGCGCGAGCTGCTTACAAGAAGAAGCAGGAGAAGCAAGGCACGACGACGACGAGCCGATTACAGGCACTACCGTCGTCGAAGCCCACCACCGTCACAAAGCCTAGAGGCGATAAGAGAGCCAGGACTTCCCAGGCTGTCATTGAAACCTTGAAGCGCAGCCCATCCCCATTGACGTTGGATGAGATTGACACGGACCTGGAGAAATCCGGATGGCCGTACAAGGGATCGGATCGGAAGGGCGCGATCCGAGCGACACTGACACGGCTGAAGGCCAATGGAACGGTGTCGGTTCAGAAGCGTGGTGAGGGCCCTGACGTCATCCAAATGTTTCGACTGGAACGGACCAACGGTGAAACATCCACGCCAGTTGAGCAAGCTATAGAAAACGGGAAGGATCGGTTCACCACCCAGGAAGAACGGGATTCCAAGGAAGCGGATCTCGCAGCGGAAGCGGAAGCAGCAGATCCTGAGAGTCCTGGTAGTCAGCGAGACTATTTATAGCGCAACTACGCTCATTCTCACTGGAGGATGGGCGTGATGGCTCTATGAAAGTGTTTTCACCGTGCGTGAGATCAGGTTATTGCTGCAAGCAAGCCGTGTGTCCATTCGGTGAGTGGAACGCGGAGAGGAGCCAGTGCGCTCACCTGATAGGGAATAAACCAGGGAAGTATGCGTGTGGGATCTACGAGTACATCGAGCAGCAGCCAGGAGCTGGTGTGGCTCCTGCGTTTGGAGCTGGTTGCTGCAGCCCACTGAATACTGACCGCATCGAACTGGAGGAATGAATGGGAGATCGAACATGGTTGAACTTGAAGTGTCGAAAGATTGATCTCGCGAGGGTCACAGAAATCATCGACGGGCCGAGTCGGGAAATGATCGATGGCGAATACACCGATCCGTTTAACGAGATCATGGAGGAAGATGGGGTGGCGATTGAGGGCCAAATCTATGAGGTCAATTACGGGGGCATGGACCACCTGGAGGAGATAGCCGAAGCGAAGATTCCGTTCGCGGCTTCTCATGGAGTCGGAGGCGATTACGGGCCAGCGGTCATAGCCTGTGATGGGGAGCGACTTTACCAAGTGCCAGCCTCATACAACGGCTACCCGTATGTTGAGATTGGGAAGGACGGTGAGTTTATCCCAGGTCGAGCGATGCAGAACATCAGAGAGTATTACTTGATTCTGGAAAAGGCCGAGAAACTGATTGAGAAAGGAGTTTGAATGAGAACCTGCGCGGGCCCCTGCGAAGGCACTCTTGACAACGGAGCAGCGTGTCTGGAAACGATCAAGAAGTCTGACCCGGAGAACCTGTGCCAGTGCTGTGGCCTCTATTTTTGTGATGCCTGTTGGGACAAGCACGACCAGTGTGAGCCGTGTTCCGACTGTGGGCAGATGCACATAACAACCCCGTGTCCGGTCTGAAAAGGAGAATGTTGAATTGCCTGTTTACCTGAAGGACGACGACGAAGAGAAAGTGTACTGGCGGGACGTAGAGAAGCAGAAGAAGGTCAAGTTGTGGAAGAACTTGGAACCAATGACGACCAGCGAAATCATCAGCCGCGTCTTGTGGCTTGTATTTTGCTTTGCCCTGGCAGTAGCCGTAGGGGGAAGGAGTTGTGGAATATGAAGAAATCAATTCAGATCACAGTCGAGAAGTCAGTCCTGCTCAAAGCCAGATCCAAGGCTATGGGGATGGAGACCGTCATCAGCCACATCATTGAGGGCTACCTGAAGCTGTGGGTCGATGGGAAGCTGGCCGATCCAAAGACACTGGCGAGGAATGCACACTTGTGAGTGAGAAACGAGCGGTAATCTACGCCAGGGTGTCCACGCTGCACCAGGACGAGACAATGCAGTTGGACGATCTCCGAGAGTTGGCGAAGAGACACAAGTGGGACGTTGTGACCGAGTACATCGACAGGGGCGTGAGCGGGGCCAAAGAGTCCAGAGCAGAACTGAACAAGATGATGAAGGACGCGAAGCGCAAGAAGTTCGATGTGGTGATGGTGTGGAAGTTTGATCGGTTCGCCAGGAGCATGAAGCATTTGGTCACAGCCCTGGAGGAGTTCCGTATCTTGGGGATTGATTTCGTGTCTCACCAGGAGGCTGTGGATACAGCAACACCGATGGGGATAGCCATGTTCGGAATGATTGCGGTCATGGCTCAGTTCGAGCGTGAGCTGATCCGTGAGCGGGTGATGGCAGGGCTAGATCACTACAAAAAGAAAGGAGGAACACTTGGCCGGCGTGAGACTCAGTTCGATGTGAACGAAGCGATCCTGATGAGGAGAGAGGGGAGATCGTGGCGGGAGATCTCCAAGAAGTTGGGTGTATCCAAGACGGTTGTGTATCGCCGTTTGCAAGAGAAAGGAGAATGATGCCGTTAAAAATTGAGAGGCTGTTCGCGTTCATTGCCAAAGACGAACTTACTGGCGACGAGGGGGTATGCGGATTCCAGTCGGACATGGGATGGATGCCAATGGTGGGAGCGGATCAGGCCATGATTGACAAGCTCAGACCGATGGCGCGAAGCATTGCCAAGGCGTCGGGAAAGGAAATAGTTATCTGTCGTTTCTCGATACGAGAGGAAATCGAAACCATAGGAGGATAAAGAAATGAAATTCTACCAAGGCCGAAGGAATGAGAATGAAATTTTCGTTGTTGTTAAAAACGTGGCGGAGAACCTACACAATACCTTGCCCCACGTTGATTACCATTCACCGGATGGATTTGAGTGGGGGTACGGCGGCAGCGGTCCTGCGGATCTGGCTCTGGCTATCCTGACTGACTTCTTTGAGGAGAACCCCAAGGAGGTACAGACGTATGCACGGACGGGCCAGGGGGAGCCATCATCGGCGGTCCACTTCCACCAAAAGTTCAAAGACAAGTTCGTTGCGGGGTTGCCGAAGAACCAATGGCAGATCACGGAGGAGGAGATCAAGAAGTGGCAATCCAACGAGATCGGTGCGCTGTGCAAGGAGTGTAAGCAGGGAATGCGCGAGTCGGATGGGTGTCGGGAGTTCCCGATCCCGATGAAGGATGGAGATACTTTGGCTCCGGTCAAGCACGGTGAGGAAACCAGGGCAGATTGGGGCCGTGACGGAAAGCGGTGTCACGACTGTGCTGCGAAGGTTGGACATTTTCATCACCCAGGCTGTGACGTGGAGGAATGCCCGAAGTGTGGTGGGCAGTTGTGGGGCTGCGAGTGTTTGCTATATGACAAAGAATCTGCGTAAAGACTCTCCGAAGCCTGGAAGCAACGGTCAGATGGGTTGGTGGTATGAGATCATGCCACTGACCTTTGACCGCTACCGGATCATCATCACGGACGGTCGCTACGTTGACGATGGGTGGTGATACACCGATCTGTTGTCAGCGGTCGCTGGCTTCGCTGCGTTCAATCCTGAAACGATGGATGAGCCTGAAGGCTGGATCAGGAATTTAGACACGGGTCGTCGGCGCCCTGGTGGTGACCCAACGAAAGAGTACGTTAATCGATAGTGACGATGGAACGGGAGGGTACACCTCATCATCATG